GTAGCTCCCTTCGGCAAGGTCGTTCATCTTACTAGCTTTTATTATATATAAATTTAAATCATTCAATAATAAAGTTTATATTGAATAAACATTAAACTCATTATAAAATAGTTATGAAGGAGTTGAGGATATGAAAAAAGCAAGTTTTATAATTGGTCTTATAGGTGGAATATTAGGAATATTAAGTTGTAGCTTTCTATTATTCACAGGATTAAATATGAAAGTAACGGAAGCAGATGTATCAAAGGTTATAATATTTTCAATAGTAGGTATATTGATGAGTATATTAGCATTAGTAGGTGCTTGTATATCTAATAAGAAAATATTAACAGGAACATTTATTGTACTTGGAGCAATAGTAAATATACCTTGTAGCTTATATAGTATAAGTGCAGATAATCCAGCAACATTTATATTCTGTGGTGTAACAATGATATTACTATTTATATCAGGGATAATAAGACTGTGTGAAAAGAAATAATAAAAAGAATGTAAGAACTCTAGTAATAGGGTTCTTTTTTATTTTATAAAGGAGAAGGAATTATGATATTTAGATTAAAGACTAAAGTTCCTAGTGAATCATTTGATAAAATTAAAAGAAAACTTGAAGATAACTTCAAAGACAACTTCAAAGATAAAGTAATATTAATACCTAACGATATAGAAGTGATTAGTAATGTATATGAAATTAAAGAAGAAGATATAAGTATAACAAATATAAAATTAGAAACAGAATCTATATTCTTAAATTCTGAAATAGTAGATCAATGTTTAGTTGGCACCAAAGTCGATTTCAAATATAAAGACATAAACGCAAATTTATTTATAGAAAGTAATAAACTCTTAACAGTTAAAGAAATAAAAAGAGAAATAATTAATAGATTCTCTGCAGAAGTATATTAATGCTAAAGAAGATATGTAGATGTGGGAAGTTAATCCCTTACAACATAAAATTATGTGAACAATGTAAAACTAAAGCAGATCTAGAAAGAAAGCAGAATATAAAACATTACAAGAAAACTACATATGAAAGAGATAGTAAATACAATAAGTTTTATAAAAGCAGAGAATGGGGAGTAGCAAGACAAGTAGCTATAGTAAGAGATAATGGATTATGTCAAGATTGTTTAAATAACAATGAGATAGTACCATTCTATACAGTACATCACATAATACCAATTAAAGTAGACTGGAATAAGAGACTGGATATAGATAATATAATATGTTTATGTGAAAGTTGCCATCAAAAGAGACATAAATTGTTAAATAATGGTAGGGGGTATTAAGAAAGTATTGAACTTTCAAACGGAGAGTGCGAGAGGACTTTCAGTTTTTCAAAATTCCCTAAATGAAAAATAAGGAGGTGAGGAAGTGGCGAGACCTAGTAAAAGTGTTAAAGTTATGAGTAAAAACTTAACTAAAGAAGAAAAAGAATTAAGATTAGAAACAGAGGAGAAATTAAAAGGTGGAGCAGATAACATTTCCCCACAAACTCATTTAAATGCTAATCAAAAGAAAATATTTTATTACATTATAGAACAATTAAAAGAAAGTCAAATACTAGGTAATTTAGATACTTATATATTATCTCAAGCAGCAATATCGATAGATAGACTTCAAAAAATAGAAAAGATGATAAATAAGGATATAAATAAAATATACGATAAAGATTTATTAAAAGCTAAATCAGAATATACTAAAGATTTTTTTAGATGTTGTAATGAATTATCATTAAGCCCTCAAAGTAGAGCGAAATTAGGTAATATTAATTTACAGGCTAAAGAAAGAGATGAAGATGTGCTTTTGAAAGTGTTGGCTGGTGGTAGTAAATGATATTGCTAGATCGTGCAATTAAATATGCAACAGATGTAGTTGAAGATAGAGAAATTACCACTTGGGAAGTTAAAAAGCAATGTGCAATATTTATACAAGATTATTATAAAAGACAATACGATGATGATTTTGAATTTTATTTAGATGAAAAAGAACTTTGGAAAATAAATAATTTACTAAAGTTAATGAATTTTGCAACTGGATATTTAGCAGAGCAAGAAGTGTTGGAACATTTAGCACCGTTCCAATGCTTTTTTATTGCTAATATATTTGGGTGGAGATATAAAAATAATAAAGCTAAATTTAGGTATAATGATGTAACGTTATTTATAGCTAGAAAAAATGGGAAAACCGCTTTAATAGGATTAGTATTTATATTATTACTATTAACCGAGCAACAGTATTCAGAATTTTATTCAATATGCTTAACTAAAGAATTAGCAGCAGAAATTAAAAAGATAATGGAGCAAATTATTAATGCAAGTCCATTAATAAAGAAACATTTTAATATATCAACTACTAAAACAGGAAGAATCACCTGTAAATTAACAAATAGCTATTTCGAGCCTAGAGTTGCTGAAGCAGGGAAAAATAACTCTGTTAGACCATCAGCTTTTGTGAGTGATGAACATGGTAATTTTAGTGAAAGTAGTAACTTTAATGCTATGAAATCAGGACAAAAGAATGTAATAAATCCATTAGTATTTAGAACTACAACAGCCTATGCAATTAATAATTCTATTATGGAAGAAGATTTAGACTATATTAGAAAAGTGTATACTGGTGTAGTTGATAATGAAAGAATGTTTGCACTTGTTTACTATGCAGATAAAGAAAATACATGGAATGATATAGGATTATATCAAGCTAACCCTTTAAGGCTGGAGGAAAATTATCAAATAATGCGTGAAGATAGAGATAAAGCATTAGTCCAAGATAATTTAAAAGAAGAATTTATAACTAAGACTTGTAATATATTCATGCAAGAAAATAGCGAAGAAAAATACATAAATTTTGAAGCATGGAAAAAATGCAATACTACTAATAAAGAATTAGAAGGTAAAGAAGTAGTAAATTTTGAAGGAAAAGAAGTTATAGTTGGGGTTGACCTTTCATTAACTACTGACTTGACTGCAATATCTATAATGTACAAGGAAGATAATAAATATTATCTTGCTTCACATGGATTTTTACCAGAAGATACACTTCCAGAACGAAGAGAAAATATAGATTATAGAAATTTTCAAGAAAAAGGATATTGTACTATAACTCCTGGAGCAATTGTTAATTATACAATAGTTGAAGAATATATAAGAAATATAGAAATTAAATATAATTGCAGAATCAAATACATTGTATCAGATCCTTTTAATGCTATGCAGATGATGGAAAGTCTAGCAAAAGATTATGAAGTAATTCTTTTAAAACAAACATATAGCAATTTATCTCCAGCTATAAAGCAATTTAGAGATGATGTTTATATAGGAAAGATATTTTATGAGAATAACAAGCTTTTAGATTGGTGTATGAGTAATACAACAACAGTAAAAGGAAGAACTACAGATGATATTTTACTAGCAAAAGAAAATAAAAATAAAACTAGAATAGATTTAGTTGTAGCAAGTATTTTTTGCTATACGCAACTTTATTTAAAAGGCAACTCAATAAATATAAATGAAGTTACAGAAGATTATTTAAAGATGATGGGTTGGTAGTAAAGGAGGTGAGAAATTGAATGTATTTAGTAGAATTGCAAAAGGAATAAAAAATGCTATTATTCCAGTATCATCAGTAGATATGCAAAGTCAAGAATTATTAGAGTGGTTAGGGATAAGTTCAACTTCTAAAAAGTTAGTAAGTGAAGTTACATATTTCACTTGTTTAAAAATGTTATCAGAAACATTAGGTAAAATGCCTTTAAAGTTTTATCAAGAAACAGATAAAGGAATTGTAAAAATACCATCTAATAGAGCTCACCTACTACTTAAAACAAGACCTAATGCACTAATGACACCTAGTACATTTTGGGCAACAATAGAGCAAAATAGAAATCATTATGGGAATGCCTATGTATGGATAAGAAGGAAATATAAAAGGACTAGAAATTATGCAGATTATGAAATTCAAGATTTTTGGATTATGCCTTCAAATGATGTAAAAGTGCTTATTGATGATAAAGGTTATTTTGGAGCCAGAGGACGATTGTGGTATCAATATACCGATAAACATTCAAAAGAACAATATTTATTTAATAGTGATGATGTAATGCACTTTAAAACTTCTTATAGTTTTGATGGGATTCTAGGTGTACCAGTACGAGAAATACTGAAAAGCACTCTTGAAGGTGGTTTAGAAAGTCAAAATTTTATGAACAAGCTTTATGAAAGTGGTCTTACTGCTAAAGCAGTCTTAGAATATACTGGGGATTTAAATGAAGAAGCAAAAACAAGACTTATAAAAGGGTTTGAAAGCTTTGCAAATGGTTCCAAAAATTCTGGAAAGATTATTCCGGTACCTTTAGGAATGAAATTAATACCTTTAGATATAAAATTGACAGACAGTCAGTTTTTTGAATTAAAGAAATTTAATGCCCTTCAAATAGCTGGAGCATTTGGAATAAAACCTAATCAGTTAAACAACTATGATAAAAGTTCATATGCTAACTCAGAAATGCAACAGTTGAGCTTTATTGTTGATACAGAATTATTTATATTAAAGCAATATGAAGAGGAAATTATATATAAAACTCTAACAACTAAAGAAATGGAAGAGAGAAAATTTTTTAAATTTAATGAAAAAGTAATTTTAAGAACAGATATTAAGACACAAATGGAGAGTTTATCAAAAGCTATTAATAATGGGGTATATACACCTAATGAAGCAAGAGAGTTTTTAGATAAACCTGCTAAAGAAGGTGGAGATGTACTAATTGTTAATGGGAATTATATCCCTATAATAGATGTAGGTCAACAATACAAGGAAGGGGGTGATAATAATGTCTAAGAAATACTGGGAATTTAAAAATAAAGCTAACAATGAGGCAGATTTATATTTATATATAGAAATCGCTAGTTGGGGTGGTGGATATGCAGCACATTCAGCACAAAGTTTTAAACAAGAATTAGATAGTTTAGGAGAAATAGAAACATTAAATATATACATTAATAGTCCAGGCGGAGATGTATTCGAAGGCAATACAATAATGAATATGTTAAAGCGAAAAAAATGCACTAAAAATGTATATGTAGATGGTTTAGCAGCTTCAATAGCTTCGGTGATTGCTATGGCGGGAGATAAAGTAATAATGCCAAGTAACTCGATGATGATGATTCATAATGCGTGGACTTACGCAGCAGGAAATTCTAATGAATTAAGAAAATTAGCTGATGATTTAGATAAAGTTAATGCTAGCATTAGGCAAACATACCTAGATAAAGCAGGAGATAAGTTAGATGAAGAAACATTAATTAATTTAATGGATAATGAAAGTTGGTTAACTGCTCAAGAGTGCTTTAATTATGGTTTATGTGATGTAGTTGGTGAAGAAACAAGTGTAGCAGCTAAATTTGATTTAAATACATTGAATAAATACAAGAATATTCCTGTTAATTATGTATTTAAACAAGCTAAAGTGAAGAATATTGAAAAAGAAAAGGAAATTGAAAAAAATAATAAATTAGAAGAAGTGAAAAGAGCGATTTTAGAAGAGTTAGATTAGATCTAAGTCTTTTTTATTGCAAAAATTTATAAAAAGCGAGGAATGAATATGAACAAAGAGTTAAGAGAGTTAAAAATTGAAATTGATAATAAAAGAATAGAAGTTGAGAATTTATTAAAAGAAAATAAGATAGAAGAAGCTAAAGCTGCTAAAGATGAAAGAAAAAAACTTCAAGATAAATTTGATGTTTTATTTGAACTTGAAGCAGAAGAAGAAAAAGAAATAA